GATCGTCAACACCGAAGTCAAAGGCACTCTTGCAAAACTGCTCGCTACCGAGAATCTCAAGGTAGAGCACCGCAAGATCACTACCGCTTGCTTTGACGTTAACAATCGTGTGCTGATTCTTCCTATCTGGAAGACTGCCTCAGCGACCGTGTATGACCTTCTGGTAGGTCATGAGGTGGGTCATGCTCTCTATACCCCCAACGTTGATTACGAGGGTGCTCCGAAGGACTTTGTGAATGTCTTGGAGGATGCTCGTATTGAGAAGATGATGAAGCGCACCTATCCTGGTCTCCGTAAGTCATTCTTTCAAGGTTATCGTGAGTTATGGGAGAAAGATTTCTTCGGTGTTAAAGAGTGTAATGTTGATACTCTTCCCCTTATCGATCGCATCAATCTTTACTTCAAAGGTAATCCTGGTGTAAACTTTGCTGATGATGAAAAAGATTTTGTAACTCGTGCAGCAAACACCAATACCTTTGAAGAAGTGATTGCTCTCGCCAAAGAGATCTACGGATTTGCTGAAGAGAAGCAGAAAGAGAAAGAGATGGATCTTCCTGCACCACAAACTCAAGATGGTCCTGATGGGCAGCAGAGTGAAGAAGTTACCCCAGATGGGGGTGATACTACTCAAGATGGGGGTGATACTGATGAGGATCCTGTGGGGGATGATCCTGCTGATCTCAATACTCCTTCCTATGGTATTGGTGGAGAAACCTTTGATGAAACACAATCTGTAACCGAAGAAGCATTGCGCGAAGCACTGGAAACTTTGGTTGATGATAATGCAAAGGAATGGGTGTATCTTGATCTCCCTAAGATCAAACTGGATGAATATCTGGTTACTTGGAAGACAATGTATCACGCTCTGGAGGAACACTTCACTGAGTATGATAGCAATGGTCTTCAGTTTACTTTTGATAAGTGTGAAGAATACAAGAAGTCTGCTCAGAAGTCTGTAAACTATCTGGTCAAACAGTTTGAGATGAAGAAGTCTGCTGATCAGTATGCTCGCACTTCTATGTCCAAGACTGGTGTGCTTGACACCAACAAACTACATACCTATCGTTACAGTGAAGATATCTTCAAGAAAGTTGCAGTTGTCCCCGATGGTAAGAATCATGGTCTGGTGATGTTGCTTGACTGGTCTGGATCTATGGCGAATGTGCTTATGGATACCCTCAAGCAAACCTACAATCTGATCTGGTTTTGCCGTAAGGTTGGCATTGCATTTCGTGTCTATGCTTTCCAGAGTGGTTATGGTAGTGATGTTGTCCGTGGCGGAGAAGACAAAACTCTGCACATCTCTGATGATTTTCGTCTCTTGGAATTCTTCTCATCTCAGATGAATGCTAAAATGCTTGATAAGCAGATGCGTTATATCTGGGCACAAGCATGGGGTCAGAATGCATACAATGTAAAACCCAACCCCATGTATTCTCTCGGCGGCACTCCTCTTGCAGAAGCAACTATGTGTATGCGTCAGGCAGTCAAAGAGATGAAGCGTGTTGAGAATGTGCAGAAAGTTAATGTGGTTGCTTTGACTGATGGTGAAGCAAATCCTATGAGTTGGGTTGTTGGCACCTATCCTGAAGATCATTATCGTCACGGTGATGTCCGTTGCGACTACCTTTGCCATCATCGCAATAAAGTCTTTATTCTTCGTGACCCTGAGACTGGATACTCCCGTAAAATTTCTAGTAGTCCTTATCAAACTACTTCTGAGATTGTTTCTTTCTATAAAGAGATCACTGATTACAACTGGATCGGTATTCGTCTCTGCTCCAAGTCTGACTTGAATCGTATGTTGAATGAGTATGTCCCGTTTGAAATGCAGGACAAATACAATAAGCAATGGACAAAGGAGCGATTCGTTGCCCTTGACGGAGAGACTGGATTCAACAAACAGTTCTTTATGCCCAATAACTATATTGGAAATGGCACTGAAGATCTAGAAGTCAAGCAGAAGAAAGAAGTTGCCACTAAGGCAGAATTGACCCGTGCATTTAAAAAGCACATGGGGTCCAAAATGACAAACAAAACTATCCTCAATGCATTCATTGAGCAGATCGCTTGACATGGGATTGCAATCCCAGTATAATCTCGTTTAAGTCAACATTGTCAAATTTTTTGAAAAACAAACATCATGAAAAAGTTGGAAACAAAAACTTCATCCATTTGTAAAAATACCGATATCAAAGATATGGTAATACAACGCACGGTTGAAATTCAGCATGGATCAATTGTGGGTTTGAAGAGAGCTCTAGCTCGTCGTGATAAAATTCGTAATAACCCAGATCCCAATAAGCAAGAAAAGAAAGTCCAAGTTTTTGCTCATACGAAAAGGATTCTTGAGGATATATGTCCACAGTTTCGTTTTTTAACCGATGAGGAAAAAAAGACATGCTGTCGAGATATGTCCAGAGAGTTGGAGAAAGATGTTTGGCAATGGATTGCGGAAAGAGAAGAAGTAAAAACTAATACTCCACCAGTAAATAGCGATTATAAGGGACTGGAAAAAATGTTTAATATTGGTAATGAGTCTTTAGATCAACTCAGTTTCCTTGAAAAGTGTATTGCTATGAAACCTAAATCTATTAAGACCCCTGACGGGTGGGAGATTATATTCTGATGAAATGTGAAGTTAAACTATTCAAGGCTGGCACCGTATTTACTGAAGAAGTAATTGCTACGGACTATCAAGATGCAAGAAAAGTTGCTCTTGCCCGCAATCCTGGTGCTACAGTAGTAAGCGTAACAACTAAATTCAAATGAGTTTAAATCTAACCCAAGCATTAGCACTTTTACTGCTTACAAAAATTACATTAGCAGCAAATCTTGGGTTGCATTTAATTATCTTCGTGACTGATCCCACAAACCAGATTGGGTGTGACGATTAAAAACTGTCCACCGACCTGCCCCACGGGGCAGGTTTTCTGCTATAATTACTAGGTAATCAAAGGAGAGCAATGCCCCGCAAGTCTGAAGTTACTACCGCCCAAATCGTTGAAAACCTGATCAATGCTTATGGTGCTGAAGTCTGCACAGAGCACGTCCGTGCCATTGCTGAGAGCCTCGATGTTTCATATCCCACTGCATGTAAGCGTCTGGATGAATATAAAACTGGTCGTGGCAAATGGAATCTGACTATCGCTGAGCGTCTTGAAAAGCAACTTGATGATACCGTACGGGAAGATCAGTGCTTCATTCCTGACAAAGATGCTAACTATGTCCCGTTCGGGAATTTCTCCGATGTGAAGAAGATCATTTCTTCTCGTCAGTTTTATCCTACTTTCATCACTGGTCTGTCTGGTAATGGCAAGACTGTCTCTGTTGAGCAAGCATGTGCTGCTCTAAATAGAGAGTTGATTCGCGTCAATATTACCATTGAGACTGACGAGGATGATCTTATTGGTGGGTTTCGTCTTGTTGACGGCGAAACTGTCTGGCATAATGGACCCGTCGTGGAGGCTCTTTCACGCGGAGCTGTGCTGCTTCTAGACGAGGTTGACCTAGCATCTAATAAGATCTTGTGTCTACAGTCTGTGCTTGAAGGTAAGGGTATCTTCCTGAAGAAGATTGGTAAGTATGTGAAACCTGCTGTTGGATTCACTGTCTTTGCCACTGCCAACACCAAAGGTAAGGGTAGCGATGATGGTCGTTTTGTTGGCACCAATGTGCTCAACGAAGCATTCCTTGAGCGTTTCCCTGTGACTTTTGAGCAGGAGTATCCTACTGCTACCACCGAAACCAAGATCCTTATCAACAACGGTGCCGATGAGCAGTTTGCAGATAACCTTGTCAAGTGGGCAGGTGTGATCCGCAAGACCTTCTATGATGGTGGTGTCGATGAAATTATCACCACTCGTCGCCTGGTGCATATTGTCCAAGCAAATCAAATCTTCGGTGATCGCATCAAAGCAATCACTAACTGCATCAATCGATTCGATGCAGATACTAAACAATCTTTCCTTGACCTGTATACTAAGGTTGACGCAGGAGAGGAATCCGAGTACAATGAGGAGGAAGCCCAATTCTGATTATGAAATACAATGAAGAAGCACTGCTTGAAGAATTGAAGCAGTATATTCAGGGGACTTACAACCAGCATTACTCTACTGGTGATGCTGGTATTCAAACCCTTGATTTGATTGAATCTTGTGGCGATGGTGAAGCATTCTGTCGGAGTAACATTCTGAAGTATGCATCTCGCTACGATAAGAAAGGCAGCGCACGGCGAGATATTATTAAGATCTTGCACTATGCACTTTTGCTGCTACACTTTAACGATAAAAATGCAACCCGTGAGGAGTATCCCAACCGATGACCGTAATCTCTAAAGAGACTATTGACCTACTTCAAAACTTTTCGACTATTAATAAGTCGATTGTTATCAAACCTGGCAATCAGATCCAGACTCTGAGTCTGAATAAGAATATCCTTGCTAAGGCAAAGGTTGAGGAAACGTTTACCAGAGACATGGCAATCTATGATCTCCCTTCTCTGATTGCAGTTTTCAATTTGTTTGATGGCACTCCCGTCATCGATACTGATGCTGATCAACATCTCGTGATCAGTAATCCTGGTGGTCGCTCTAAGGTTAAATTCTTCTACTCCGACCCAGATATCATTGTGCAACCACCCGAGAAGGACGTTGATCTTCCTACTGAAGATGTGCGCTTCCGTCTTGAGGCACCTGTGCTGCAGCAAATTCGTAAGGCATGGTCTATCTGTGGTGTGCCTGATCTCTGCTTGTATGGTCATGAAGGCACTATGAATCTGTGTCTGACCGACAAGAAGAATGAAACTTCTAACTCTTACTCGATTGAAGTTGGTGAGACTGATGATGAGTTTTGCTATTGCTTCAAGATGGAGAATCTGAAACTCTATAATCAGGGTTATGATGTCACTATCAGCAAGCACAATGTCGCTCGCTTTGA